ATAAGTGCTGGTCAGAGCGGTGTGTCGCTTCATTGAGACCTTCTTTCTATGCCCTGTGGATAACTTCTGTGGATAACTGTTGTCCTATGTAGTGTGTGTAAGCAGGTGGAATAGACTCTACTAACTCGCCCCAGATCATCCAATAAATGCCCATTGCTTCATTGGCTTGATCCATTGTCTTAGCTGTGTGACCGCCATTGGGTATCTCATCACGCATAGAGCCATAGATTCCTACTGGCTTACCTTGCTGCTTATGATGGCAATCTGTGCCTTTAAGTGCAAAGTTAGACTCGAACAATCTGTGCCTACGCACCTTCAGTCCAAAGGCTGAGCCACATAACTGCACAGGATTGATCAGCGGGGCATTAGGTACATTTTCAATCACATAGATTCTATTAGCGTTGATCAGTGCATCTCTGACCAGTGGAATCATGTTAATCTTGCTAGTTGTCTTGCCCTGTGCATTGCGTAAGTGCCTAGTTGCACTAAAGGTCTGGCATGGTGGGCTAGCAGCAATCACATCAAACTGCTGCAAGAACTCAGGATCTAAGTAATCCCTGACATCGCCCTTGATGTATGTGTGAGGATAACGCTTACCATGCTTAACATCTATGCCCGTAACCTCAAAACCTGCCCTTGCATAGCCTTCGCTAGCCCCACCTGCACCACAGAATAGATCTAGTAACTTAATCTTTGCCCCATCCTTTGCCCTTAAAGTGCACAGCTGTGGCGCTAAAACCTTTGACCATTGGAGCATTGCATAACTGGCATGGCACTATTCGCTTATCGTCGAATCCATGATTGATCTCTTGAGATAGATTGCAGGTTGTGCATCGGTAGTCGTAGGCTGGCAAGTTAGGCATCTCCGTATCATGTATGACCCACATCCAGAACAACGGTCGATGTCTGCCTCTGTGGGTTGATTGTCTAAGTGACCGTATTTCAATATGAGTAGTGGCAATAGATCAGCTAGTCGGATAATGCAGGCATATTCCGCTGCATCTTCTCCTTGTCCGTTTAGCCGTATGACTCCGAATCCCAATTCCCCCGAAGAAGAAGTCCGAGCCTTTAATTGTTTGAGATATGCCAATGGTTGAAAGCCAGACCGCGCTTTGATTTCAACATCGAAAGGCACATTAACAATATCCTTGCCACTACCCCTTCCCACACATGCACCATGCCACCAAGTCGATAGGTACTCGGCAACTACGCGCTCTGTGCGGAACCCTCTGTGTTTTCGGTGCTGACTAGCCATTGACCGCACTGCACTTGGCACATTGCCAGGTAACAATGCCATTGACTGAATCAGATGAGATATTCTCCAAATCGCGAATCTGAACTGGCTCATTGCACAGCTGACAAGCGATGAATGCTGACATGAGGTCCAGCCATTCTCCATTGATCTTGATTCCTACATGACCCATTATACTCTCCCTTTCTGTGGTTTCCATTTGCCGTCATTACCGATTACATACCAGATAGCAGGACACTTAGGTTCGCTACCTTGATGGCTGACATGGCTGCACATAAATCCGCCCCATGCCTTGCCATTCTTTTCACCTTCTCGCCATTGCATGTGTCCATGCTTGCATGATGGTGCTTCTTGTGCTTCATCTGTCCCGATGATTGCAGCTACTGTATCCATTGCCTTGTCCAGGGTAACTGGCGCATCTACTACTTTCATGTATTGATTAACAGGAGTTGTCCAGTAATCCTGATCGTCTGCCTTGACCTCTGCTACCTGTGGCTTGGATGGCTTAGATGCCACCACTTTTGACATTTCTTCTCGACTTGGCTTGTGCTTGTCAATGCCGATGTTCGCATTAGCACAAGCGATACCGATTGCCGAAGTAGCTCCGTTTTCCAAAGCAAAATCTTTATTAACGCCTCTGTCTGTAATGACCTCATGAGCAAGCCCGGTCGAGAACGGCTTGTCATCTTTGGCATCCCGATAAAGCCTTGCAGCAACGATAAAACGCTTGTCAGACCATTCAAGTATCTCAGTTTCAATTCGACCATTTTCGTACCTTTTCCAAAACTCGATGATTCTTTCACGGACTGTTGTGTATTCCTCTAGATTAAACATAGAGTTCATTCTCCTCAGTTGCGAGTTGTCCCATAAGGGCGATATAAGCGGCCCCATCTATGTAATTGTCGGCTTTGGCTGGATTGCCGGTGGTTGCTCTCGCGATCTTAACCATTGCCAAAATTGCACAGACTTGATAATCCGTAACTGGCATTTGTAGATAAGCTGAGATCATCATGGCTGCGTGTTCCATATTATCGGCTGGATGCCCATAATCATTGAGACCACGATCTTGGATGATGTCTGTTGCACTTTGTAGAATCTCTTGATATTTCATTGTTCCCAAAACTCCTGTCGATTGACGGCTCGACCTCGATGCCATCCTTCCCGAAGTCCGCGCTCATGTCCAGTTCTGTAAGCATCTATGGCTATGAGTGTCATTGAGAATATAAGCCCTATGAAACACAGAGCTAGTGCCTTTTCTTGTATTGTCATTTTGCTCCCTTTCCAGCAATATCTTTGCTGTTGGGATTAGTGTGACATCTGGATCAGACTTATCTGGGATATTTAGATAACGAAACGATAACGATTTACTGGTACAACTTCCCATACAAGGTAAATGATCCATCCTTGTTGATAGGCACAAGCATCGGAGTGACATGGTTTCCATGTGTCTCTATGACTGCCACGCTCATCTGCCAATTAGCGGCTCCAGCCTTCAAATAAGAGGCTTTCTTCTTATCCATGACATTACCTGCCTCTACCCCCCACAAAGTCCTGTATGAGGCTCCTAGACCCTCTGTATAGGCTGATATGCCCGCTCTGTGGGTATGTCCGCAAACTACTGATTTACCAAACTTTTTAGCCAAGCCAAGAGCTGTAAGCCCAGCATTAGAGTTCATCGATCCTTCATCGCCATGGACTAGGACCCATCCTCGGTGGAACTCGAATGGCTTCTTATGAAAACGTATCCCCAAGTTTGCGAAATCCATAAAGCGGGAGTACTCGAGCTCTGGAAGTCCGATGAGACTAGGAGCTCCTCTAACGAGAGTGTGGTACAAACGATCGGTATGGTTGGATCTTGTAATGTCGGTTGTCTTGAGATCCCAAAGGATGTTTTGAGCCAGACTTCTATCGGCATCTAATTGACCCTCATATTCTAGGTGTGTGCCTTTAGCCCACTTGGATTGGGATTGCATATCAAGCTCATCGCCTGTATTGAGTACGAGATCAAACTTCTCTCGATTGACTAACTTGATTAGATTCTTAACTGCTTGCTCATGATGATAGGGGATTTGTAAATCCGAGATCACCAGATAGCGTTGTTTAGTCATCATCCTCATCTTCGTAATCGCCGAACTTATCTGGATCGACTGGAGTAGGCAAAATCCACCCAGGATAAGCAGAAGGTTCAACAATGACTGCCAATGCTAAATCAACCTCAAAGCCTGCCCTGCGTAACGCCCGATACATTTCCTGCAAGCTGATAGCCCATGCATCGAGTGCGCTGTAGGTATCTAGATCGATGACCTTCTTCTTTGCCATGAGATAATTGTTACCTTTCGAGCAGCTTAATTATCGTATCGACACGCGCTTCTAACCGAGTTACTTGATCGCGTAGAGATGATCCAGAATTAGGTTTGAGTTCGCTTAGGTAATGCTTTACTAACCATTTGACTGAGCCAATAAATGAACCAATAACGGTCGTGGCAGCAACAGCAAGAGCCGCCATGTCCATCGCAGTCATTACCTTTTTGGTGTTGCATATCCGAATACGCCTGAGAGAACTGCGAATAGGATTGCTCGGTAGTCGATGTCAAAGTTCGTTGCTGACCATGCTGCGAGGAATGCTCCTGCTGCAAGGATTGCTGGGTTCTTGATATTCATTACTCTCCTAGTTTGGCTAGTTCTTCTTGGTGGATCTTGATTGCATTGTCAAGGATTGCAAGGGCATCGTCAGCAGCTTTGATTGCTTCTGCGTTGTCTCCTGCTACCTGCTTGTTGA